CCATCATATATGATACCAAAAGGAGTAATCTCCTCATCAAGCATTCTTTGTTTCTCATCAACAAGCCTGCGTCTGATATCTAAATTTGTTATTTCTTTAATGAATGGCTGAGTCATTGTCCATCCAAATAAAACACCACACATTGCTAGGTCATCATTACCATCCTCAGCCTCATATGTGTTTCCGTTACTGACAAATCTATATAACTCTGAAATTAAATCAATATCATTTAATTCAACTTTATCATTTTCAACCAAGGCTTTGAAGTTGTTACATCCAATCTTCTTAGTAGACTTAGTTGTTCTTAATCCTTTAACAGCTGTACCACCAAATCCTTGAGAAACTTCTACAGAACCTTTTGGATTTTTTGAAGTGTAGATAATATTTTCATATTCAAGTTCTTCATGCAAAATATCTGCCACTTGTTGGCCAATATCATTTGTTTCAATTAAGATATGAGCGTTAAAATACTTTACTGCTGTATTATATATTACTTCCGGAAATAGGAGCGGTGATATATTGTTATTCCTGTAGGTAGCTACTACTTTATATGGTGCATCCGATATATCATATACTATAAAAGCTGAATAGTCGCCACCCAACCCTCTTGACACATCCACAGTTATAATATATAATCCCATTTGTCTGGGTTCATAGAATAACTTAAAGTATTCATTGTTACTCAATGGTGGCTTGTAAACAAGTCTTCTGAGTACTTCTGGAGAAATCAAAGTATTAGAAGAACCAAGGAACTCACATTCAAACTCCTGTCTGAATTGTTCTTTGGAAGTATTTCTAATAGTCTCCTCTTTCCAAGCTTCATCTCTACCAGGAACCTCGGACCAATGAACATCAATTCTTTTATATGAATTCCGTTCGTTCTCACTATCAACCCACAACTTATAGAATAAATTCAACCCGTTAGGTGTTGATGTAATTAATACTTTGGTAGTTGTACCAGATGAAATTGTAGGATAGACAGAAGAAAAGAATGTTTCTTGAATACCGTTTGGAACAAAAGCAAACTCGTCTAAGTAAATAAAGTTCTGAGACGTACCACGAATAGCACTTGAAGCTGTCGAGCTCGCTAATATAGTAGAGCCGTTTTCTAGCTCAATAGATGTCTTGTTCCATTCCTTCACACCTTGCTGTAACCATTTTGGCAAATGTTCATATGCAAGTTGAATCCTACTTAGAATCTCTTGAGCTTGTGCTTCCTTGTTAGCAAGAATAGCAACAGAATAAAGTTCGTTAAATAACACTGCATGAAGTAGAATACCAACAACAGTAGTTGTTTTACCAACTTGACGAGGCATTTTACAAATAACAAAACGTTCTTTTTCATTTAACCTTATTATATCCCTTTGATAATCATAAGGTACAAAAGGGATAAGACCTCTATCAACATTAACAATCTTTACATAATTTTCAATAAAGTATTCCGGGTCTCTTGCACATTTAATGTAATCTTGAATTTCTTCTCTGGTAAATTCAACCTTTACATCAGTACGTTTAAGATTCTTATTGCCAAGATAAATTTCATTTTTGTTCATTTTGTTGTTTTATCAATTTTTGAAGTTCTGCAGTTGACCCAACAAATAAGTTATTGTTAATTGTTTGGGGAGTCTGTGGACCATCCATATTTTCTATATCTTTTTGTCTTTTTTGAAGTTCTAGTAGATCTTTGTTTGTATCTGCTATAGTTTTCAAAAGAGTAGCAACCACCTCATAAGCTCTAGGCTGTTGGCTTTGTTGTGCAACTCCAAGCATATCATTGAGTGCCTCACTGCCCTTTTCAATAACGGTAATCATACTTCCACGAGCATACTCATAGTCAGTTGGTACCAACGACTTTCTCTGAGAGTTAGTTAGTAATGGTTGCAAAGGATTCATATTCAAAGCATCTCCAATTGGATCATTGTTCATAGAACTGCTCTATTGTTTGACTAAATGTGTAATCATCATCAGCTTCAATCTGACTCAAATTCTTTCCAGTAACCACTGGAATAGTTGTGATGACGTCTTGAAACTGTGTATTTCCTACTGTTTGACTGAAAGCTTTAGTAGTGTCAATGTTATACAGATTAATAATAGAAGTTTTAATTTGATTTGACTTTCTTGTAGGACCAAATATATAACCTTTCAAGGTAAAATTAAGAGTCCATGTGAGCACTCGTCTATCAACAAAGTTACCTTCGTAAGTATCCTCTGAGGTTACTTGATCTAAAATAATAGGAATATCATATTTGTGTTGCATTGATGAATCTAGATTCAACGTTGCAGTCCAGTCTGGAGTAAAGAAGGGAAGAATTTGCTCAAGTATTCTAGTACCGTCATTTGCATTTTTAACTAATATATAAAGACTAAAGCTAAAATCGTATGGTACAGGCATGTACTGATAAGATAGCTTGTTTGGATCAGTATTATTCTGAACAGCTATTTTATTAATTGTTGGCAGTTTTCTCTCTGAGGCATAACTTATATTGGTCATCTCAAACCCAATCCTAGGAAGCTGGATAGCAACTGGCTTAGTCAAGCTTGGGTCTTGAGTTAGTCTAGAAATAAACTTTTGTTTTGGTCCGTATGATACGGGAACCTTAATATTTTGAGTTGTATCAGTTCCGTCACTTTTCTTAATATAGATATCATTAAAAATTGTTCCAAAAAGAACAACATATTTTTTGATTGTGTCGTGATAAAAGACTTGATTAAACATTAATAAGTACCCTCACTGAAAGGATCTATCTCACTGAAGTCCAGTATTGAATCACCTTCAGTCTCAAGTTGTGTGTTGTCTGATATTGGGTCCTGAACATCTAAACTAAAAGCTTCTTGAACTAGATCATTCATATCTTCATCGGCAATAGCAAAACCAGTCTCTGTTTTGATAGCAAAGTCTGATAGATTGAAAGTAAGATCTTTTTGCTTCTCATCAATAGAGGTAATACCTGTATTGAATATTTCGTTATTGTATTCAAACAATTCGCATGTGATATCAAATGTTTGTAACGCACCAAGCTGATAGAATATTGCCTCATGCTCAACAAACTTAATTTCAAACAACTTATTATTAAGAGGAAAATAAATCAGATCACCTTCTCTTGGTCTTTCAAAAGAAGTATATGAACCAACCTCTTCACTAAAGGTTCTTCTTGCAACTGTAAAGGTTACCTGGTCTCTTATTTCCAAATTAAATTTAGATAAGAAATCACCCTGGCCAGCAAACCCTTCGATATTCTTTATATACATCTCAACAAAATATTGAGTGTTAAATTCTGAATAAGATTCTTCTCCTAAAATAGAATCATCTTGAATTCTTGTTCTAGGTAGGTAATATAGATCATGCCCATACACACGGATCGATTCTACAACTAGATTTTCAATCAATAGTTGTTCTTGGCTTGCACCAAAATTGTTAAAGTAAAAGGACGTGGCGATTTTATTGCCCCTTAACCAATCATATCAAAAGCAGGTAAGCTATATGAAGTAGCCATATCTCTTTCCATTTTTTCAATTTCCTCAACAGCATCGTTATAAATTTTATCACCATTGAATTGAACACCACCTGGTAATGTCATTCCAGTAAATTTACTAAGATTAGTTCCCCATTGTTTTTTGATCAGAGCAGTTGCATATCTTGATAGCCATCTATCTGACCAAGCATCAGTATATGTGTCTGGATCGAGTACCTGATATGCTTCAACAATCAGAAAATTACCAACATTAACTTTGTTCCAATCCATATCGACATACAGCTTATCGGTATGTCTATTGTATCTGATTGGTTGTTGTCCTACTAACAGCTGTTCAAGAAGCTGTATGTGCTGGAACATCATGTAGTATGGGATCATTGATACAGACGTAAGAGTATAAAGATCATTCAAAGCAATCTGATATCTGATATCAAAAAGATTGTTTGTGACCATTGGATCACCAATATTAAATATTCTTACAGCTCCAATCACGTTTTCAGGCAATGTAATGTATTTGTCTACAACATTATTTGCAGTGATTTGATGTTTATAGTATATTCTTTCTGTACCGTCGAAATGGTAATCCCAATAATATTTCAAAGCTTCATCAATACGGTCTTCAACCTGGTCATCTTCCACATTTATTTCAATCACTGGAGCGCCAAGTTTACGAAGACAGTATGCTTTGAATTCTGATCTGGTAGTTGGGGATGCCATATTTACTCCTTAATTTATGGAGTATTTATATATTATCATTGACCATATTTTTTCTTATATTTGTTGCTGATATACTCTCAATTTCATCAGCCAACTTTAATTTAGTAATTTTATAACCAACATCGCGTCCATAAACTATTTCGGTAATATTTGGAACAAGCAATATCTCATATTGTCCTTGATAAAGAGGATCCAAATTTCTCTTTATCCTTTCCCTGACATCATTCCAACTGAAAGGATTTGATTGATTCCATCCTTGACAATCACGAACCATTATACAAACTTGACCAGTTTTTGCAATAGATAAATCAAATAAAGCTCTATGTCCATCATGCCAAGGTTGCCACCTACCAAGCATTTGAACAGTTTCCTTTCGCCAATCAAATACTGGTCTTCTTCTATTTTCCAAAATATGATTAGCTACAAACTCGGCCCACTTATCAGCATTTTGCTCAGGTATTCTAAAATCATATTCATCAGGGGCAACAAATAATTTATTAGTATCAGCAAATCTACCCTTATCTATTGTATCAATCCAGACTATCCAATCAGGCTTGAAGTTGTTGCGCATTTGAGGTAGGGGAGCTACGAAATCAGAAATAACATAATCGACATTATTGTTATCTGCTAACTCTCTCATTCTAATTGATTGACGAATTCTTCCTTCGTACGAAAAATCCCAATCATTATAATGCTTCCTTACATCATCTGCATTAATATGAACTACTTTTTTGCTTTGGGAAAGTAAATCTAATAACTTTTTAGAAAAATAAGTTTTACCAGATCCAGGAAGACCCATTACTAATATTTTTTGCATTGAATTCATAATTTTCCAAAAGGCTCCATTGGAACTAGTTTTTGCTTCTCTAACACAACCATGCTATTGTAAAATTGAATAGATTTTAAATCTTTGAACACTTCTTCCATTTTTGGATTAGGTGCCACTTCAATATGCTGTCTATGTAAGAAATCTATCAAAGTTTTCACAGTTTCAATAAATGTACCTTGTTGTAATAATCCACCACCATATGGCTTCCAATAGCTAGTATGAGTATCTTCAATTACATAAGTTCCACCCTCTTTGAGTCTTGGAAACAAATTTATCAATGTCATGATCTGATGAGAATTAACATGACTTCCATCATCAATAATAACATCAAACATAATATTTGATGATTTGTTAAAAAATTCCCAGTAATCAGTACTTCCTTGATCACCGTGGTGGCAATAGATGTTGGGCTGTGAATATTTGTAATTCATTATTCTTTCATCTAAATCCATCCCGTGGATTTCACCATTTATAAAATACTTAGACCACATTTCAAGTGAACCACCCTCAGCTACACCTATTTCTAAAACTATTGGATTTTGCTGGACGTACTTAACTAAATGTTTTTCATAGTCATTAAAATAAGTATTCCACTTAACTGTTCTTTTATCCAATCCCTGCAATATACCATTTAATTTCATATTAAGTCCTACTAGAAGTGTGTGAGAAGTGGTAAACAAAACTTTTGATTACTCCAAATCTATAACCGTTGTCTATCTTAGATAACATTTCAAACAAAAGCATATCATTTGCAACAAAAGGAAACTTGCCTATGTTTGGATATGTTACAAATGTTTTTTTGTTGACTATTAGTGGCATATACCAACCAGATGCATTAGGTGTATAATCCATCATATCGCTTCCATAATCAACAGCAAACTGTTCAAACTTTTCTTGATCAAAACTGTTCTCATCGCCACAGTCGTATTTGATACAAGAAGGACCATACATCAGACGACCGGGCTCTCTTTCAACAACACAGCCTGTAAGAATTCTATCTGGTGTAGCATACGTTGGAATGAGTCTATCCCATCCTTTAGAAACTATCATATCATCATTGAGCAATACTACAGTATCATACTTGCATTTGTAAACACCCTCATTGAAAGCGTAGTACACATCTGATTCATTGACCGTTAGTATAATTTCATGAGGATGTACGGAATTGTAATGGAGTGCATTTAAGCACCGTTGAATGGTTTTGCTTTTTGATAAGAACGGAATAAACACTGAATACATTATAAATCACCTAGAATATTAAAAGCAATTGTTATTCTTTCGCCTTCATTTAAAAAAGGATTGACCCAGTGAGTCAACCAACTTGGAAACATTAAAATTTGACGATTTTCAAAACTATTACTGTATGTAAAGTTATTCAGAGGATGATTGTTTAAACTATAAGCAAAGTTGGTCATACCTTGGGAGGTTGGGCCAGTTCTACTATTTGCATTTAAACTAACATCACTACCGTCTTGTTTAATATATATCACACCAGATAACAAGCTATCATGATTATGTATTGGATTGAAATTACCTTTGTAAGCATAATTGATCCAAACATTTCCTAAACTCAAATTGTTAGATTTTAAATTCTTATTTTGTAGATATAGCTGTCCTAAATTTAAAATATATGCCTCTAATTTAGACTGTTTTAAAAATGAATCTCTCATTCTTATTTGGTAGCAGTTTTGGCCGGCAAGGCTCTTTGACATATCATAAAGACTCACAAAGCTCTCGTCGTTCAGATTCTGCCTTACAAATTCCACTTCATTATTAATTTGATCAAATGTTGATTGCGGAATTTGATGACGGAGCATGTAACATCCAAAAGGATTGAATAGTTCTACACTAGACATACTATACAACACATCATTGCATTTTTTATAAAAAAGATGATTATGAACATGTACTCTACTTTCAAACAGATGATAAAACATTGATAAATTATCTTTGTTTGCAAAAGTAGTACCTACACCGTATTTTGAATCACTTGTTTCAAGTTCCCAAGCAGGTCCGTTCAATGGATCTCGCTCATAGTGAATGGGTCTAAACATTTCTAGCTCAATATTATGTTCTTCAGCTAGATATGTTAATTCCTCAGCAGTATCTCCTCTAACTGTAGGAGCAAATGAGGGGCGTCCTAGTCTATCAAATACATTCTTTGAAAACCCTATACAAGAAGATCCAATATAAACATGCTTGTTGTTTTCAATATGCATAGAGCGCTGTACATTGCCAATCAATACATCTTGTTTTATTTTATCAAACGTGTAGAGTAGTGATTCAGTAGAAAGAGGTATACAATCAACATCTAATATCAAAAAATTATCATAACCCTCTTCCATTAAAATTGAGATACCGTAATCAAGAGTTTCTGAATGAGAGATGTACCTATTCGGTAAATTATATCTTAGAGGAAAATAAACTAAATCTGTGTCTTGAGTTAGCTTTCTCATAACTTCCAAATGCTTATCAATAATTAATTGTTCTACTTGGAAATTATATGTTGTTAATATACATGATTTCATATTTTATTTTGTTCCCACAGTGATTTCCAATCTAGATAAACATCCATTTCAAACTCTGACTGTAGATGAAATGCCACACTGTTTACAGGCAAAAGACCAAGAACACCTCTCTCAACAAACATTTTATTTAAACTCAAACTTTCTAAGTTTCGGTTTTCATCCCCTTGAGGTAATAAATCATAAAACTTTTCATACAAATCTATATGATTCCTAAACTGGGCATTGCTTGTAAGAAAGGTACAAGCAACATCGTACGTTTGAATCCAATATCTCTTTATACCAGGAACGATAACTCTAGGAGTTGATTCATATCTATAAGTACCACTTGTCCAAAAAAGAGGAGGGTTATACGAAGAAATGACACAATCTGTTTGGCAATCTTGACGAACTTGAAAAAACAAATCAATCATTTCATATAAAGATGTTTCATAAAAAAGATAGTCATCTTGAACTTGATATACTAATTCGCTATTGCTATCTATTAAATAATTATAAGTCCTTTCAATAGATTTTCTCAATGTACCGTTGTTTAGGTAATTGACTTCAAAACTCAATCTAGGAGAACAAGTACTGTTACAAATATTTTCAACTAAAGTAACAACTTCAGGACTGCAATCGTCCATTACAAATAAAACTTTCTGTTCTATATTATCAGATGTTAAAATGTTTTTAAATAAATCAACATATAATAAAGATTTGACAAAAGAATGAATGCATCTTTTTGTAATTTCAGTCTTGCTTGTATCTGTTATTCTTCTATGATTCAAATTAGATTTAGTATCACATACCTGAACTGCATAACTTATTTTCATTACCAACCCCAAACATTTTTACTTATGTTCAAATCCTTATCCACTAAATTACAAAGCTCTGTTATTTGATTATCGTTAAAATCCATAATACAATCATTGCTTCTTTGAGAGAATTCACAATCAGCAGGACTGAGTCTTATAGGATCATATGTCGGAGTCAATCCGTTTCTAAAAAACTTGAAGTGTCCTGGATAACTTACATTTATTTCAAACGTAGATCCCATTATTACAGTTCCTTTTTTATTAAAGGATCGCGCCATGTGTTGGCCAACAGAGTCTACACCTAAAAAATAATCACACCCATTGATACAGGCCATCCAAAATCTAAGATCAGCTTGTAGTTCTTCACTGGGTTTCCAAGTAACATTGTCACCAGGATGAATAAAGTTTTTATCCCCAAAATAAACAACAAGATATTTGTTACTAAGAGTGTTAGCTATTTTTAAATAATCATCCACATCAACACTTCTAGATGAGAGGTCAATTGGTCTATTATTGTTAATAGATATACCACTACCGTAGGGTTGAAATACAATTACTTTTTCTCTGTTAAATTGTTTCTTCTTAT